CGAGCAGGGCCAGGGAGGGGTACGAGGCTCTTCTTGCCGGATGGATTGATCCAGGCTTTTGCAACAGTAAGCTTACACTTGAGCTAGTAAACGTAAGGCGACATTACGATCTTCCGCTATACCCTGGACTTCGTATAGGACAGATTGTGTTCATGAGGATGAGCGAAATTCCTCTAAATAGTTACTCAAAGACGGGGCGCTATAACGGTGACACAAGGGTCCAAAGCAGCAAAGGCTAGGTGGTTTGTTTTTACTCATACCGAGACAGCCGCGAAGACGACCTAGCTTTTTTCTTTTTAAGATTCCAGTCATAAAAAAACTGGGCATCCTCTACCAAACGGTGGAGGAGCCCATTAGGCAAGCGTTCTGCAAGCTGGTTTAGCCGTTTCAACAACCGAGCTCGGAGTTCACTTGCACTATTCATGCGGGGACTGTGCAGGCTTCATCGGAAGCCGTTGCTGGCTCAACGGGTGCCGGCATCAGACGAATGCAATCTTCGTCGACCGCAATGCGCAGCTTATCACCGGGCTCCATCCCGAACTGCTGCACGTAGGTTTTGCCTAGTAGAACACCTCCAGTGCTATGCACCGTAGTCAGATACTTCGCAGTTTTACCGGGCTTTGCGCCACTTTTGAGCGTCAAGCCTTGAGCTTCTAACAAAGCTCTCATGAACTTGGTAATAAGCACACGTTCCCCTTTTCCTACGGTTGAGCGCGAGTAGCCAGTAGCACGCGCCATGTCGTAGTGATTCATATCTTTGTTAGCTTCCACGAAAGAAAGCAACTCTTGACCTGTCAACATTAGCTAAAAAGCAGTGCACTCATACAACATACCACGCATTAAGCTATTTGGCATCCGCCCATGTGTAACCAAAAGACGCGTCGGCCTCAATAGGAGCCTTATGGCAGACTTGTAAACCAGCACGTTGCATAACGCCGGCTAATGAAGCCATCCAACGGCCTTCTGTACCTTCTCTGACCTCGAGGACGATCTCGTCATGCACCATGGCGATGAGAAAGGCTTCGGTGGCTTTGGCCGCCCGTAGGCAATCCCAGATCATGGCAATAGCAATTTTGGCGATGTCACCAGCTGTACCTTGAACTTGTGTGTTAATTCTAGTAGTGTATTTGTCGTTAAACCCTACCAAAACTCTACGTCTACCATATTTAGTAAATACAGATGTCGTTGTTTTTGTACCTTCTTCTTGTTGCCACTCATGCAACCGTGGATATGCCGAACGGAACCCAGTGACAAGCTGCTGAGCTTCTTCTAATGCCATGTCAATACCGTACTGTGCAACAGCTTGCTTACGCAAAGTAGCAGCACCTGCCCCATACAAAAGCCCAAAATTACAGATTTTCGATGAGGTACGTTCTTCCTTAGTAACACTGTCAGCATCTTTACCAGTTATCAAAGCAGCAGTCTCCGTGTGTAAATCCCTACCTGCCCGGTAAGCATCCAACATCTTTTCTTCTCCAGACAATTCAGCAGCTACCCGCAACTCCACTTGGCTGAAATCGGCCACAACCAGTTTGTACCCCTCCCGAGCTCGAAATAGCTGTCGAAACTCCTTTCCCCGAGGCACTTGCTGTAGGTTTGGACCCGCACAGCTGAGACGACCAGTCTCCGTACCCATCTGCCGGTAGCTCGCATGAATACGTCCATCAGGCCCTACTGAATCAAGGAGCTTTTCTACATGTGACACACGAGTCACAGCATTTTTCCACTCGAGGTACATAGCAATTAACTCGTACTCCGCTTTTAAAAATGCGAGCAAGTTCTGATCCAGACTTGGTAAGCCTTTTTTATCCGGTGGCAATAAAATACCAGCTTGCTCAAACCTAAGCGCCATTTGTTTAGGCGAGCGCGGATTGAACCCTTTGTAACGCTTTGTCCCTAATCGAACAGCTCCTGAATCTTTTTCACGGGTGTTAAAAGAATTGTCTTTGTCACGGGGTAACCAAACAGTGGGGTCATCTGGGTTCTCTTTTTTAATCGCTGTATCTAACGATTGCAAGAATGACAGTTTAAGTGTTTCAGCCTCCTCAGACAGCGAAGTGTACAACGTACTAGCCGCCGTGGCGTCAAACCCGAACCCGTTCCGCCACATGCTGGCAATGGGTCTGAGTGCTTTCATCTCAAGCTCAAAGACGGCCCACAACTTCCCTGGGCTCGGAGTGTCAGCTTCTTTGAGCGCGGTAACCAAAGGCGGGGTCAGCCTCGGGAGGCAGAGCGCGTCGCGCGCCGCGTAGCGGGCCATTTCGTCAGAAATGTCTCCTGCCCAATCAGCTTTCTGTAGCTCCTTGGAAAGCGGTGTTTTGAGCACACGGTTTACAAGGCTACCCAGATCGTTTTTGGCGCCTGTACCGTTATTCACGATCTTGGCAGCAATCATGGTGTCAAAAAGAGAACCACCCAGTTCAACACCTTCTGCAGCTAAGAAGTTCAAGTCAAAAGCGGCGTTCTGTAGTACTTTCGGCTTAGAACTTTCCAGCAGCGCTTTAAGCTGCACGAGACCGGGTGAGGCCCAAGGAATGTCACGCTTACCCTCCTCTCGCCAGCCATCCAGATCCACAATCAAAGCGTAATCCTTACTCGCCACTTGCACCAGGCGCACTTGATTGACTAATGGATCAAGGCCCGTGGTCTCTGTATCAATACCTAGCGGACCCTCAGCTTCCCCGAGCTCGGTGAGACGCAGCTTTAGCAGAGCTACCGATTGTCCACTACGTATAAAGTCGAAATCAACATTCTGTAGTGCTTTGATGTGGTCGAGGGTAGCTAGCGACGGCATACTAAGATAAACGCAGTTTTGAGATGAACGATTTTACACGTAGCTTTGCTAAAGAAGCTGCTTTTAGGCAAATCGATAACTGCACCAATATAGACGAGCTAAAAAATTTAGCAAAAATGCTTGCAGCTTCTCACTTTCAAGCCCGTGACTTCATAGGGAAGTTAATTCTGCCGTCACTGCATAAAGACGGCACGCTCCGCGATAGCTGGTCTTCGTCGAGCTGATCGGCAAGAGCGCCGACCAGGCTAGAAGGCTCCTCAATCCATCCAGTGAAAAGCTAGGCGGATTGCTCCCGACCTCGGGGGGTAGCAAACCAAGGGCGCAGAGGGTGGCCTCTTTGCCCTTGGCGACTGGGGCTTGACCGGAAAGTCGGAAGTTGGTGTTTTTGGACTTGTAAGCGAGGGGTTAGAGAGTCAGATGCAAGGGAGCTAGGCCCCCCAGCACTCAGAGTCCCAATCTCCGTAGTCCTCCATAGAAGGGGGGTCTCCCTTAATGCCTGAGGAATTGTCCAAAACCTCCGGCTCGTTCGTGGGAACTGCTGTGCTGGAGAGGGTTTCAGGCTCAGAGGTTTTGGACAACTCCTCTGATTTGTCCGAAATGTCCAAAACCTCAGAGCCGCTTTGAGGGGTGGTTTTCCCCAAGTTTTCCCCAACTGGATCATTCTCACGCGTCTCAGTTGCGACGGTGCCCTCTTGAACCAATTCGTCCTCGGGGGTTTTGGACACTTCGAGGTTTTGGACACTTTTTTCCAAACCCTGTCCAAAACTCAAAGTCCCTCCGGCAGAAGGACTCTCAAAGAAAGAGGGGAGGTTTTGGACATTTTTAGGCTCGTATATAGGGTTTTTGATGGTGAATACCTTTTTAGGGCGCCCCCCTTTAGATCCCGGCTGTCTCACAGATGCTTCCTCCACGAGGCCGGCCACCACCCACCTGTTGGCCCATCGCTTTACGGTCTTTTCACTGACCAGGACTCCCGGCCCCCGAAGCCCCGCCAGCTTCGCGTTAAGGGCATAGCGGAGATCCTGGGCTGTCATCGGAGCCTCTGCAGCCTTGAGGATCCCGAGAACGAGCGTGCGGGGGGTTTCATCGCCCTGGCCGTGGTTCTCCCGCGTCACTGTTGGTGTGAGGTCTTCGATGCTCAGTGCTTCCTCGATGTCCTCCTGCACCAGGAAGCGGTCACCACCTCTCATGCCGCGGCTTTTGTCGATTTCGAGAACCATGGCTGTGTCGCCGTACTGCGCCCGTTCCTCATCACTGAGCTCTTTAAGCTCCCAGGTTTCATGCACTGCATTTCTGAGGGTGTCTGTGCCTCTGAACTTGCTGCCGTCTTTGGTGTTGTGGTGGATCCACAAGAAGGTTGTCGGTGGGAACGCGGTCCCGTTCTCCCTCGCCAGGCGGTAGAGCGTGTTGGAGTATTCCTTCTCGTACTCCTTCGCCGCGATCATGGTGCTCACCGATGTCAAGGAGTCCACGACAACGAGTACCGGCTTAATCTCCTGAAGCCACCGCAGTAGCACGCGATATTGACTCTGCTGCCATTGTGGTTTGAACCGGAACCACTTATCAACTCCTGTGGTGTCGATGCCTTGCTGATCTAGATACTCGGCGTAATCGGTCATTGACATGTCGTTGCCAATGAACAGGACATTCCCCGAGATCGTCGGCTCAACGGTCAAACCCCTTACTTTCATTGGGAGTTTCTGCCCCACGATCTTGCTGAGGAGCACAGCAATACGTGTTTTGCCCATGCCGCCCCGAGCATGCATAAGGATCGAGCTTGGCGCCGACATGAAGTCTGGGATCAGAAAATCTCGTTGATTCCGAACTTTCTCTTGCCACTTCGGATCCTCTTCCACCTGCTCTTGGTGCAGCAAGTACCTCTCGAGCGCTGATTCGACCTGAGGCCCCGACTTGTATACGTGCGTCAGCCCGGCATCCCGCACCAGCTCCATGAGGTGGTAGTGCGCTAGCTCAGCGTTGTCGTAACCATTGACGATTTTCTCGACTGAATTGAAGAAGTCACCGCCACTCAGGCGTTTTAAAGGTGCATCTTTATTTGTGACCTCAGTGGCTGTAGCGCACGCTGGGTAGTCATAGCCGAGCTGCCCCGCTATCTCAGCGACGTAGGTTTCCAGATCCAACCCGGTCGGCCGCCCTGCGTGCATATCGTTCGTGCGGACTTTGTGCACGAAATCGAGGACGTCACCACCTACCCCGCACGCTTTGCAGTCCCAACACCCTGTTTCGGCTGCGTATTGAAACGTGGTTCCACTTTGGCCTCCGTGCCATGGACACCCACTCATTCTTTGAGGCTTTTCCCCGCCTCTTTCCTTCCAGCCGTATTCGTCGAATACTTCATGTTTAAAGATGAGATCAGCTAACCGTGGTTGTAATAGCCGCTGAACTTCATCTTTAAAAAACCAGCCACGAATCTGACGTGGAGGTACAACAGTTTGCCCTCCAAGTTCTTCAATAATTTCACGTTGCTGCGCTTCTGATAACCACTGAACAGGCTTACGGTGTTCTCTAAGAACGTCCAATATCCAGGAAGGTATTGGTGCAACCTTTCCTGCGTTGTAATTTAAAAAACGGTAAGGGAGCTTTGTATCTGGATGTGGTGAGCCTGGAACAACGCTTTGACACGCATTGAACCGCAGCACGACTTCTTCATAAGCACCATTGCCGGCTGCAGCGACTTCACCACCTGCTCCACGATTCTTGTCCCCATGTCCCAAATGCCACTTGCCGTCCTCCGTCCGAAGGATCAAGGTCTTCACATGCTCGAGCTCTAGGACTAAGTGAGGGGGAACTTGATAAAAGATCTGGCGGCGTCCCGGCTTACCGGAAGTCCAGGCAATGGTGGTTTCATTGCCGTGAGCTTCGTATGCTTCGCCCGCTACATCCATGTAGCGAGAATCGGCCTGAAAGCCATCAATATCGAGCGCGATTAGCCCACCCGAGAATGCCCCCGTGACAACACCCAAGCCGACGTAGTCTTTTCTTAGTTGATAAGCCGTCATGCACTCAACACGAGTGAGAGGCTTAGTTGTCCACTCTTTGATGTAGGTGGCTTTTCCTGCTACGGGCACGAAAGCCCAAGTGTCAGGAAAGACATCCCGTCTTAGGAGTTCAATGGCGCTTCCTTCAAGTAAGGCAATAGGCTTGCCTTTTTCTTGATCTTTCATTAAGCTAGTTTCGTGTGAATGCGCTCCCCCTGCCCATGGCAGGGTTTTTTTTTGTCTGGAGCGTTCTGTAAGCCTAGCGAAAGCCGCCTGAAAGTACAAGCGGTGCATCAAGATTGCGCGAACCTAGTCCTATCTAGGACAGATTCACAGACATGCTTGACATATGCACTTTTATCCCATACACTGGACCTTAGGCCAGGTAACTTCCTGGTCTTCAGCACATCCTTCACTTTTTTTCCCCTAAGTACCACCCCATGAGCCCTTTTCTTCTCCTAGACGACGTAGAAGCAATCCAGAAAGAGTCTCAAAGCAACTACATTAATCCGGCTAAAATTACAGAAGAAGTTCGTCTTCGTATTCTCGGTGCCGGTGTTACTGGCTTCGAGGGTTGGACTGACGAAAATCTGCCCGTTCGTTGGCAAACTAAGCCAGAAAAGCTGCCTGCAAACATTAAAGTGCAAGAGGGCTATACGCCTATTAAGCGTTTTTTAGCTGCTCTTGTCTATAGCTACGAATCTGATAGTTTTAAGATTCTTCAGATGACTCAAAAAACTCTGATGGATCAGTTGTTTAAGTACTACAAAGACACCGATTACGGAGATCCAGCCAATTACGATATTAAAATTAGCAAAACAGGTGTTAAAAAAGACACTACATATACACTTATTGCTTCACCGCCTAAAGCCCTGCCCGCAACAATAGTATATCGCTATGAAAAGTTTTATTGCAACCTAGATAATTTGTTTGACGGGACAGACCCTTTCACTCCGCCGACTGTCTGATCTAGTTACTAAAAGGGAAGCATACGCTTCCCTCTTTTTTTTTTTTTACTAATGCTATGGACACTACTAAACTACTAGGCCGCAACATTCGTTTTCATTTGTTTCGTTTGAATCTGTCTTTAACATCTGTGGCTAAGCAGACAGGAGCTTCTGCTTATTCGCTTGGCCGAGTTGCTAGCGGTAAAACTAGACTGATCGACCCCAACTTAATCAGTGATTTAATGCGCGTCTTTAACTGCGATGCTAACGCATTGCTAATGCCGATCGAAGGCGTGCCTTACGAGGAAGAAAGTCAAGCCGCATGAAAATTAAAGGACTGCCTAAGTACGAGCCCGTGCGTGCCCAAGTCGACGGAGAACGCACTTACACAACTCCCCTGGGAGCGTGCCGCTCTGTTACGACAATCCTCGGTGCTACCCGAGATAACACTGAGCTTCAACTATGGCGTGAAGCGGTAGGTGAAGCCCGCGCTGATGATATTTGTAGTCTCGCCGTCTTCCGTGGTGAACGACATCATGATGCAATTGAGCGCTATCTCTTAGACGGTACAGAGCCTAAGTTTGACTTTTTAAACACGCCCTATTGGAACAGTAGCCGGGCGTTTCTGGATCGAATACGCAAAACGCTTTTAACAGAAGGCGCGGTGTATCACCCCCTGCGATACGCCGGGGCGTTTGATTGCATTGCTTACTTGGACGACGACGAAGATCAGCCCTCGTTACTGGATTGGAAAACGGCTGACCGCCTGCGCAATCCCGCCAAAATGTACGAGTACTCCTTGCAAGTAGCTGCCTATGTTGCTGCGGCCAACTATGTCTACAAACCTCAAGGGTTGAACATAACCAGAGCTTTCATTGTGGTTGCGATCCCTGATGAAGCCCCCCAGATAGAAGAGCTCAACCGTAAGCAGCTCACTCAGTACATGCTGCACTTCAAGGCACGAGTAGAACGATTCACCCGAGCGCGTGCATGACTCACATCAGTCCTATTCACGGCTACGTGGCTAACACGTTGCATGGAGCGTTCCTAGAGGCTTACATGCGCCACCTAGTTTTAGATCCTGCAGACTTATTAGAGTCAGACCACTTACAAGTCTTAGCGATGGAAGTAACCGATGTGCTGCGTGACACGCTAGGTATTAGCTGGAACGAATTAGCTTATTATGCTTTAATGAGTATTTGCCAATTAATGTCTGATGAATCTGTACTAAACACCAGTTTAGACAATATAGCTATGTCACTTTGGCTTAGCTTAGGTGATCCCGAAAGAGGTGGACCTACACCTCCGCAAGCGTACAAAGACGCGGCTTCTTCAGTGTACGCAATCTTTCTACTTATGCTTAATCCCAAAGGCTTTCCCACGTCTACCCCTTAATCATGCTCATTGGTATTTATTCCCCTGCTCCTAGTTGTGGTAAGACTACTGTAGCTCAGTATTTAGAACAGCGTGGCTTCAAGATACATAGTTTCGCTACTCCTATTAAGCACATGATGACTACATTTCTTGTGTCTCTTGGGTACGATCTTGAAGAAGCTAAAGAAGCTTTAATGCATAAAACAGACGCTGTTAGAGGTATTTATCCTCCCATAAGCGTTAGAGATTTGTTACGCACTCTCGGTACTGAATGGGGCCGTGATCATGTGCACCCCGATGTGTGGCTTAAATGCTGGCTTGCCAGATACCACGAAATAAAAAGCGCCACGGCTCTTCCTGTCGTAGTTGACGATGTGCGTTTTCCTAATGAAGCTAAACTAATAACTGAACAAGGAGGTGAGCTTTGGGAAGTTAGACGTGCTGACGTTGAGGCTACGCATAAGAGCACACACCGTTCTGACAAAGGTTTAGTAGGTTTCAACTTCAATAAAACCATACACAATAATGGCTCTATAGTAGATTTACACGCCCAGCTGCGCTGAACTACGCATGGCATCTGAGCTAGACGCGTATATGCGCAGTATTACGCGGTTCCCTGTACTAACAAAAGAAGCACAGCTCCACCACTGTCGACGTATCCGTGATTATGTCGACTACCCCGGGGGCCGTGAGCATGCGCCACACAGTGTCAAGCTGCGTGGTCAGCGCTCTATGCGACTTATGGTAGAAACCAACGCTCGTTTAGTCATAAGCATTGCAAAGAAGTACACGCAACGTGGATTGGATTTAGGTGATTTAATTCAAGAAGGTAACTTAGGTTTAATGCGTAGTCTAGAGTTATTTGACCCTGCACGCGGTTACAGCTTTAGCACTTATAGCTATTGGTGGATCCGCCAATCAATATCTCGCGCTATCTATAACACAGCTCAAACAATTCGGATACCTATAAATGTCCAGGATGATATGCGCGCGATTCAACGAGCAGTAGTAGCACACAACGCTAAGACGAAGACACACCCGACCGTGCAAGACTTAGCAAAAGCGACAAAATTATCAGTTGCTCGCATCCAAGACGTGCTGGGTAACTGTGATGCTGCCTATTGTTTGTCCCTTGACGCGCTGTCTCGCTTTAGTGACAACTCAATAGACCAAGTGTTGACGTCGCCCGATCCGAGCGGTTTCGAGTCCCCGGAGCTAGCAGCTCTGATCACCGAGCGCGACGAGAAACTCGAGGTCGCACTCGACACCTTGGAGCCCATCGAGTGCGCTTTGGTGACCGGTTATTTCTTTGATGGCAAATCCCTTAAAGAATTAGCTATTGAATTCGGGCTCACTCGCCACAAAGCCTCCGCTGTACATGCTAAGGCAATCCGCAAGTTGCGGATAAGGCTATGTGATGATAGCAATCTTGTTCAAGAATAAGGACGACATATATATACATTTTTATAGGACCTGGTAGTGATATGCACAGGTGTACCCCCCTTCGGGTTTGTCTCAGTGTGAGACTCACCTGAGACTCGTGACCCTCACATGAGTCTCATGAGACTCAGCCAATGGGCTTGCGCTTTCGCCCGAGCTGTGCAATACTGGGTTAGGCACACCCGCGCGCGCGCGGTTCCTTTCTACTACGAGAGGTTCTCCAGCGTGCTGGTGAGTCTCAAGAGACTCAACAGATTTAGAGTTGAATTGTTGACAGGTGGCTGAGCCTGTGCCACTATTCATTCAGCCGGAGGTATGGGTCATGCGACGCTTAGACGTCCCACCTAACACTCCCGGCCAATGGATTGACAAGCCAGTCAATCCATGCAACACTTATTTCATCCACACGAGGCACTCACCTATGCATTAAGCCCCCACGGCCGATAGTAGAGAAACAAGCTTGCGGCTGGCGATGCCAGCAACGGAACGTAAGCGCGGATAAAGATCCAAGGGCGGCGATGCCTGCGGTTCTGCCGGACGATGGTCCCCAAGCGTGGCTCTGCGGAGCTCGTGTAATCAAGGGACGCGGTCACTTGACCGTTACGGGAAAGCGCCCAAGTTCTGTCCACCAGAGGGACAAGCCACGTTGCGTGTAGCAGGTGCTGAGGGATCAGCACGGTGGCCCTGACCGACCTGGGAGTAAGTGGGAAGGAGATTGCGGCCTGACAAGGCAGCACGGGTGATTCATCCAATGATCCCGGTTCTCTGAGTGTGCGGTCCTTAAACGACCTAGCTCTTGAACACGCTGCCCTTGGTGTAAACCGTTGGTTTCCTGTGAATAACGCAACCCGGATTGTCATCCGGCTCTGCAACTTAAAAGCCCTGACTGGCAGTCAGGCAAGAATTTAGCGGCTACCGCTCCGGCGGCAAGGCGCAGTCTGCCCGTCTCCTGGTGGAGGCGGGCTTTCTGTATGGGGGTTCAAGTCCCCCTAGCTGCTATCGCCCGGCATTTCACCGGGCACCCATCCCCTAGCTGAGGTATTAGCAATGCAGTTTGATTCCCGCCGCGCAGATGCGGACGGATACCTGGAGTTCATCTGGCGCACAGATGTTCCCCGCCCAGAGGGCGTCCGCCCCCAGGCCATCGCTCTGATCACCGATGAGTTCGACCTCTCCACTGGAGAGAGGCACTTTTACGGCATATACGGCCTCCACACAGTTGTGGCGGCTACCGTCGCCGACTGCAAGGCGGAGCTGTTCGCCTTGATTGAGGCAGGCCAATGATCCAGCAGCACGCCACATCCGAGCACTTCGATAGGTGGGAGTGCCATGCCAAGACGCTGGACTCCTATTCCCTCCGCTACATCGTGTCCGACTGCCATAAGGCAGCTGACGCCATGCGCGGCTGGAATCCTGCCCGTGAGGGCTTCTACCTAGATCAAGCCTCCACCTACGGGATGGAGCTCACCCGCCGTAACCGCACCCTTCCCCCCGCCCTACGCAACCGCTGAAATGTCCGCCCGCAACGTCCGTATCCGCGAGACGGGGTACTGCTGATGGACCGCTATTCAAAAGCACTCGAAGTGTGGTACCTGCTCCACAAAGCGGAGCAGCTTGTCATAAACGACAAGGATTATCACCCAAATGCTTAACAACTGCATGGACATTGTAGAAACACTCCAACACACCATTGAGGTATCAGGCGAATGACTTTCAGTATCACATGGACTACCGAGTCCGGCCTATTTGGCTGGACCGAGATCAGTGAGTGCATCGATATAGACGATGCAATTGAACACTTTGCTAATCATGTCCGGGGTGTAGACGCACCTGCTGACGCAGCTATTGACGTGATCAAACGCGTTTGAGTCATGACTGTTATCAGTCAATGAAATGTGGACCCTTTACTAATCCCTTCTGGCATGAATACAAACGGCCTAATCATGTGGGAGGGTTCCTCCCCCATCGACGGTGCTCCCATCGTCTGCATCGTGACTGGTTTAGCGCAGTCATCTGCCAACGACAAGACTGGCGCAATGCTCCAAACCTGGATCCTGCGCCAGGACGTTGCCCCTAACGTCGGCTACCGCGACGGCTCAAACGTCTCTGTCTGCGGTGGCTGTGCCCATTTCGTGCAGAAGACCTGCTATGTCAAGTGGCATCAAGCGCCGCTGTCTGTCTGGCAGTGCTACAAGCGTGGCAACTATGCCCGACTGCCAGACTACTCGGTCCTGGATGGACACGACCTGCGCATCGGCTCTGCCGGTGACCCGTTCTGCATCCCTGAGACCGTCTGGCGTGAGTGCCTGGCCCATGCCCGCAACCACACCGGTTACACCGCGCAGTGGCGGCGCAAGGCAGCCGAGCCTTACCGCGATTTCCTGCAAGCGTCATGCCACGGCATGCGCGACTATTTGGATGCCACTGCTCACGGCTGGCATCCGTATCTAGTAGTAGAGCCAGGCCAGTCCGCCCCGGCTGGCTTAACACTGTGCCCCGCCTCTGCCGAGGCCGGGCATAAGACCACCTGCGCCGCTTGTCACTCCTGCGACGGAAGCACTGGTGGCTACTACATCCCGGCTCACGGTAACCGCCGCAAAGCTTTCACCGCCATCAACTGATCATGCGTCGTCCTGTTCACCCGGCTGCCTTGCTGGCAGCTGGCGTCTTTCTTGGCTGGGCCTTGGCTCAGCCTTTTCCTACACCTGTTCCTAATGAATCTAAACCAGCCCATAGAGCCCTGGTGGTGGGCCGACCCTGAGGACGAGCACGAGCTCGATCCCGAATTGGACGATGAGTTTGTCGTCGACCTTCAACCTGACTATTGCCACCATGAACTTAACTGAAACCATCGACTACATCGAGGCCGAATGGCCGGACATCCTCGACGCCAACAGCTGCGCCCGCTGGGTGATCAAACGCACTGGCGATGGCATGTATGCCACTCAAGACACCCAACAAATCGACCAACTCTGCTGTTTCTGGATGCGCCATGAACATTGAAAAACTCCCGACGGGGTGCGTCAAGCGCATCCATGTCAACCAGCACCTGCTGCGCAAAGCCGTAGCGGGCGAAGACGTCTGCCCTTACACCGTCCAGTTCAAAGGCAAGTCCCACCCCTGCAAGAGCGCCATTGCTCACGAGGGCGTGGAGTTCGTCAATGCAATTCACAAACCGCTCTCATGCGGTGCCCGTTTGTACGGGCAAACCACTGGCCCTGTCACTTTGCACCTATGAAGTACAACTTCGACCGTCCCTACGAGCAACGGATAGCCCGCTACAAAGAGCTTTCCGACAAACAAGTCACCCAAGGTGAAGGCAAGTGGGTTGTCATCACCTCTCGTCTTGCCTACTACGGCGACTTTCGTCACAGGGTTGAAAGCGACCGCCACTACTTCACCAACAAGCGCACGGCGCTGGCCTATGCCCAGCACTACACCGACGTTCACGATCACTGCGCTGGGGTGTTCCGCATGCCCCAGTTCATCTGCGGCGTTGCCTGCCGTTAGTTGCACAATTCTGTGATCCCCTGCTATTCTCCGCACACAACGCACAATTCCATGCAAAAAACCACACGAACCCGCACCTACGCCCCTGAGGGCGCCATAGGACGCCGCCTAAGTGCGGCGCATCAGCTTCAGCTTCAGGCTCAGCGACTCACCGCCGAGCTGATCGGTCACAGACAGTGGCTGACAGAACGGATGGAGCGGCTCAACCTCGATTGCATTGAACACGGCGATCTGGTGGTAAGCCGCAAGGTGCGTCACAACTGGACATACTCCCCCGAGCTCGAAGCCGAGATGAAACGCATCAAGCAGCTGCAGCGCCGCGAGCAGGAAGAGGGCATTGCTACCGATGCACCCACTGTTTACGTTGCCCTTTCGACCAAGTGGGGGAAACGATGACCCCCCGTCAACTGGAATGCACCTTCGCGACCATGCGCCGCTGCGGCGGCAGTTTCTGCAGGTCGCTGGCGCAGACCTGGCAATGCGCCGACACGCGCAACCGAGCTCGCATTGAGCAGGCTTTTCCTGAGTATCTGCTGAAGTACGGGCCTGACGGCATTCACTACACCGAGGACATTTATGACTGAACCCACCGTTTTTCCCACCGTTCACCTCAACGGGACAAGCGCCACGATGCTTTCCGAGGGCTACTTCGCTGCATGGAACCGGTTGAATGAGGCCATCACGGCGTTCAATGCTATCGAGTTCAACCAGCGCGACTACTACGTGCAACCCGACGGCGCCTGGCAGCAGGCCACCACTGAACGCAGCGAAGCTGCGCACAAACTTCACGAGGTTCACAAGTACCTCGAAACCCACCTGATTCACTTAGGCGAATGACTGAACTTCCAATTCCTCCAGGCAAAATCACTGAGATTGTTGAACAAGCCTGCCAGCACTACACAAAAGGACTAGGGGGCGTAGGGGACCCTCTCCACCAAGACACCGAACATTTGCGCTACCTGCTGCATACCGGGCAGCAACTTGATGTCGAGCTCAGCTATGTCTCGATGTGCAGTCCCACAGGCTTTCCCTTTCACAGGATTAACACCACGATGCGCCTAGATGGTGAGCGCATTACAAAACCTCAACTTAATTACTACTAAGTAAGCAACACCCAGGAGGGCTGCGTCTCCTTTATCAACGCGGATGGTTACACCTACCCCTATTCCCATGCAGAAAAGCCTTAACGCCGTTTCGACTGCCTACGCCGCCAACGGCACCGGCCCCATGGTCTACGGCAAGTACCGCGAGCACGGCTACGCGGTGAACCCACTGACCGCCCAGCTCGGCACCTTCGTGCCCGAGCGTGCTTCCGCCGCTGAAGCCTTCGAGATCGCCGGGCTCAACTGGACCGCAGAGCGTCGACCGGTCACCTTCATGGGTGCCGATGGCCCGCTTCAGTCCCCTGACCACGTCGCCATTGTCCGCAGCGACAACGACGGGCTACTCGGTATCCACGGCACTGGTTACACCCCTGTTCAGAACAACGCCCTGGTGAACCTCCTCGATTATCTTCGAGAGGACATTCAACTTGAGACTGTCCTGTCGATCCGCAACGGGCGACGCGTCTACGCCACCGCCGCCATCAACACCGAGAGCGAAGTGCTCCCCGGTGATCGCGTCCGTCGTTACTTGCACATCTTCAATTCTCACGACGGATCAAGTGGCTTTGGCGTTTTCTTCAGTGACGTCCGCCTCGCTTGCGCCAACCAGCTCAACTTCCTGACTGGCCGTGCGGCGAGCAGCGCCACAAAGGAGGGCGCCGGTCTACGTCGCCGCCACACCAGCAGCGTTACGGACTTCACCCAGAAGCTGCCGCAGCTGATCGACATTGAGCGGCGCACCTTCGCCCAATCCGTTGACGAGTTGCGTGAGCTTACGAAGGTCAAGCTCACTCCTGAGATCGCCATCCGGGTTCTGCAGCAAACCTACGCCGACAAGCTCGGCACCCCAATCCGTGACAAGCGGACTGGCGACAAGCGCCCCCGTGAGCTGAGCGACCTCACCGAGATCGGCACCATCCGCAGCCACTACTCCGGCAACACCGGGCTGGGGATAAACGACATCCCCGGCGTTCGTGGGACTGCGTATGCCCTGTTCAACGCCATCACCCAGCATGCCACCCACGACGGAGGCCGTGCAAAGGACTCCACCGAGCGTGCGCGTGCTCGCCTCGAATCTCTTTGGGGCGGCACATCAGCGAAACGCATTGACCGAGCTCGGGAGGCTTGCCTGGCGCTGGTGTGAGCATGCACCCAAGTGGCCGGCACCCCCGGCCTTTTCCTTATTCTTTTTCCCTAATGAACATCCCTGATACTCCTGAGCAACTCTTTGAGCAGCTCGGGGACGAAACAATCCGAGAGCTGTTTCCAAATTTCGATAGCCTTTCACCTACTCAAAGAAAAATCGTGCAGGTTTTTCACACTGAGTTGACAAAAGGTCAGCTAAACGATGAGACATTCATGGAAACAATAAGTCTATCGATGCATCTGTGGGGCTACTTTAATCGCGCAGCTTGCCTGCAATTATCAGATTTAATTGAGAGCAATACCAACCACAGGAATGAAGTCTCTATAGAGTTGATAACTAGCCATTTAGATGCAGCGCGTGTCAATCAATTCATTGATGCGTGCTTAAATCTATATGATGCTGCTCCTGAGTGTATCTTACACAAAGAAGGTGGTAGTACTTACCACTTTAGCAGGCACAGCTCCCCTTGAGCTTGGCAGACTGAGCGTACGGGGTGGAGCGAGACTCTCCGAGCCCGCCGCTTTTATCGACTACGGAATTGCCGTTGCTTTTTGCATGTCTTTGTCTGCATTTGAGCTTTACGAGCTTTGCAATACCATTACAGGCACAGTGCTTTACTGCACATGTGCTTCAGCCACTGAGATTCTTCACGCTAATGCCAGACTTCGCACTCTTGGATTCACTAGCCGTTACTACCCAGCAGGAACCTTCAAAGCGCCTTGCTTACACGATCCACGCTAAGGGTGGCTACATCGCAGCAAATCACGGGCCTAAAGGCCCTCCGATTGCTTTAGTCAAAGACGTCACCCGAGCCACACGTTTTACCGAGTCCATTACCGCACATCGCCGTGCCGCCGCTTTGGAAGATCTGGGGTGGAGCGGCTTGACTGTTGTCACTATTGAACTTCCGTCTTTATTTCATACGCATGCCTAAACCACTTCTTGCTGATCGTTACACCGAACTCATCGAACGAGCCGAAGCCCAGTACCAACGTCGCGGCTTCGCTAAGTGGGCCGATCTCGCCCACGAGCTTGGTGTATCTCGACAGTGCGTGCAACAGATGATGCAGCGAGCTGTCGAACACAGGCTCATCACAACCGAGGATCTTGATCGTTATCGCTCCCCTGACTCCCGCCGAGCACTAGCTCGTACTAATGAGGCCTTGCGCCGAGAGCAGGAGAAGCACCGCATCACGCTGACGCTTCTTCCTGACAATCACGCCTGGCTCGAGTGCAAGCTTGCTGCCAGTTCACAAGGCACCACTCGCAGCGATTTGATCAACGCCGCTTTGACCCACTACCGCAACAACATCAATGCCTAAAACCGAAAACATCTGGACTTCCGTTGCACGCTATTGCAGCGAGTTAGCTCCTGTTGTCGGCCCGCTGCTCAGCGCTGCCGCCGAGACCGCCGACGCCATAGACCGCGCTTCAAGTGGCGAGCAGCGAGCCTCCCGCACGGTGCTCCCCATCACTTACGAGGACGACTAAGCAGCTCTTTTGAAGAATCACACTGATCCACTCACTTTGGGTGACGATCAATTCCTTGAGCGTGCCCGCATGATGTGTGCGTCCAAAATACCGCACGTTAATCGTCAATCTGCCACGGCGCACTTACGTCGGGGTAGTTATCCGGGCACGCCTTATCACTGTCCTTTATGTGCTAACTGGCATGTTACTAAGTACAACAAGTTACAGATTAAAAAGTTCGCACGAAGATTGTCTCGTCTGCTTCGATCAAGCTGAGCATTTGTTTGGCACCGCCCTCTTCGTTTCTGTATTTCTTCATGCGACTTCTCAGATTTATTCGGCTTTTACCGATCAAGCTCCCATTATTCAAGCCCACGCAACTGGAGAATTTACAGGCCCCTGAGCAGCATCTTGGGGCTTCGGCCCCTCTCCCCCCTCCCAGCCCAGCAACCCTCGATCGATTAAACGATGACATCCCCAACCATCTCGACGGCTACAAAGACCACCTCTCCCGCTGCTACGCGGCTCATTTTGATTGCTGATCTCAAGCAAGAAATCAAAGAGCTAGAAGTCGAAATGAAGAGAGAAGTTGAGCTTTTAGAAAAGGAGATTCCTTTGTCTATGACGGCATCAAATGCACACCTGTCGAAACTAAACGGTGGAAATATGGGAATGAAACAAAAACCGTAATCAAAGGAATCCAGGAGCGTGCGCAGCTTGACGGCAGTGCGACTCAAGAAAAAACAACCTCACTTCGATTTACTTTCTAATGACTAACCAACACCCCATCACCTGGAGCACAGATGAGACATTCGTTCCGTCTGGACCAGTACACATCGCTGCAGCCAGGGTTGAAAAAAACATTCCTGACATTTACCGCCTGGTGCGCTTCCGAACCGACGAAGGTCAAGTCCATCTGAAGCTCCAGGGCTATTTCACATGGTATCAGGGGTTTAAATTATTCGG